TGGTTTAGGCATAGCAGATATTCAGATAATCAACACCTTAAAGCAGCTATTAAAAAATATGGCTGGGACAATTTAATTAAAGAAGTTGTTTTAATTGGTCAAGAAACATACTGTTACAATTTAGAATCAAAGATTAGGCCAACTAAGCAAATTGGCTGGAACATTGCTGAAGGCGGTGCAAAACCGCCAGCATCCCAGTATCGTGGAGACAATTACGTAAGCCCGTTAAAAGGCAAGAAAAAAGAAACTCCTTGGATGATTGGAAGAAAAGTATCTGACAAAGAAAAACAATTAGCTTCTGAACGTCGCAAAGTTAAAGTCAAATATCAAAATATTATTTACAACAGCTTTGAAGATTTAGCCAGCTACCTTGGAATTAAATATTCCACATTAACTAATAGGGTTTACAGAAATGCAGCTAAGTATGGATATGAGGTCTTAAAATGAGCGTAATAATGACGTACGATTCGCTGGTGTTAAACATCCAGCAATATATGGAGCGTAATGATCCAGATTTCATTGCGCAAATTCCTAACTTAATTGCTTTGGCAGAATCTTCAATTGCCGCTGAGTTAAAGACATTCTTACAATTAATTGTGGTGGAAACTAATCTTACATCAAACGTAGCAGTTTTAAATAAACCTGCTCGTTGGCGCAAAACTGTTTCAATGAAGATTAACGGACAGCCTGTGCTGTTGCGCAGTCAAGATTATATAGCGCAATACCAAGCAGAATCTCAACCAGGCACTCCACTTTATTACGCTGACTATGATTATAGCAATTGGAACTTTGCACCAGTGCCAAACCAAAGCTATCCTGTAGAAATTATCTACTACGCTGAAATTCAACCATTAGATACTTCTAACCAACAAAATTTGTGGACTTCGATTGCACCACAAGCTATGTTATACGGCGCTTTATTGCAAGCACAAGGCTATTTAAAAGCAATAGACAAATTGCCTGTTTGGAAAAGCTATTACACCGACGCACTTGCAGCACTCAAAAAAGAAGATAATTCACGTCGTATTGATCGCAATACAACGATTCAGGAACCATAATAGATGACCACACCAGTATACACTTCACCCTTTACAGGCACCGTTGTAACCCCAACGGATGTATCCTATCTTGCTCTCCCATTTAGTTCAAATCAAGCTCTCTTTTGGCCTTCAACTGTTAATGGTAGCCAAGTTGTTGCTGCCCGTATTATTGATTGCACCCCTTCTACTAGTGGTCTGTCTATCACTCTTCCTGAAGGTGATCAAGGAACACTAGGCGCTGATATTTTATTTCGCAATCTTGGCTCAAGTTCATTTGTAGTTGAAGATTTTTTAGGCGGCAATTCCGTAACTATTGGCGCTGGCGTATCTAAATACTTTTATCTCACCGATAATTCTACAACCGCAGGCACTTGGAACAATGTAACATTTGGAACTGGCACTTCTTCTGCAGATGCAGCCTCATTAGCTGGTGCTGGTTTAACTACTGTTAGTGGCCAACTAGCTACAACTCAAAACATTGCTGATGTTTCTACTGTTCCAGTAATAAATGACGCCAGTCGTGCCGTAACATATAACTGGACAGCTGGTGTTGCTACTTTTAATTTACCTAACGTATCGACATTGTCGCGTGGGTGGTTTATTGGATTTAGAAATAGTGGGTCCGGCGCACTTACATTTGCACCAAGCTCCCCGCAACTAATTAACGGCAAAACAACTATTGTTACAAATCCGGGTGATTCAGGATTTATTTTTTATGATATTAGTGCTGGTGCATTTATTACAGTTGGTTGGGTAACCCCTAATAACGTAGTGTTTACTTCCGCTACTTATGACGTTGATGCTATTGTTGGAAATACACTTAATCTTGTTTCTAATGCACCAATTATTCAAACATACATAGCACAATCTGGTACTCGCACACAAACATTAGCTGTAACATTTCCAGCAATTACTCAGCTGTACATTTTAGTTAACAATACTAATCAGTCTGGATACAGTGTTACATTTCAAAATCAAGGAAGTAGTCAAGCGCCATTGGCGTTAACCACTGGAAACACTTACACCATACTAAGTGATGGTGAGTTTTTATACATTTTAAATTCCTCGTCATCTAGTTCATTTAAAGCTATTAACGGAATTGCTGGAGCACCTTCATATTCATTCCTTAATGACAATTCAACAGGCATGTATTTAACAGGAACTGGTATTTTAGGATTAGCGGCAAACGGCGCCGAAATTATTGATATTAATGCGACCAATTTATCTGCCCCAATAGTGACAGTAAACGGAAGACTATACGCAACAACTCTTAGCGGCGGAACGTTCTAAATGGCGGCTGATAATCAGCAACAAGATACTTCACAATATACTTCAATTTACAGCCTAGCAATACCGGCTGGGATTAAGCGCGATGGTACGCAGTTTCAAAACGACCAATACACAGATGGTGTGTGGTGTCGTTTTCAACGTGGTGATCCCAAGAAAATGGGGGGCTATCGTACGCTGTTTACAAGTAACATAGGTATTTATCGTGGTATGGTTTCACAACCATACAACGGCGTAAACTATATTTTTGCTGGTACGTATCAAGAGCTTGATGTATTTACGTGTGGTATTAACTACGGTACAGGTGCCGGTCCGTTTACTGCAAATATTTTACCGGGCACGGTGCAGTTTACTCTTGTATCTAGTGTGACTACTACGTTTGTTGTTGCTGGTGATGTTAGATCTTTATTTCCAAGTGGCACAATAGTAATATTTAGTCAAACTTCTCCAGTTAACTATACAACAACCGGAACGCCGGTATACACAGCACCAAACACAACCGTTACTGTAACCACAACAATTACTGGAAGCCCCACAAGTGTTTGGTTAAATAACACTCCCACGTTTGTTGAAGATCCACAGTCCGGGCCATATCGCATTACTTGGCAGTTTGACTCTCAGTTTAGTCCCCAAGGTGGCAATCTTTCATTGTTTGCGCACCCTGGTTTTAATCTTAATGATATTGATAGCGGTGTTACATCACAAGTATTAGTTGGTAATATCGCTCCGTCAACAGGAAATACTTGGAACTTTAGCGGTTTATCTGATAGTGCTGGGGCCAATCCAACATATCAACCAATTAGCGTTGATGGTGGTGTATGTGTGCTGTATCCGTTTATTTTTGTATATGGCTCACATGGCTACATCGCTAATAACAATGTTAGTAGCACATATTTACAGCAAAACTTTTATGATTGGAATGGCCCATTAGCCAACCAAACTAACGTAGCCTCTTCCAAGATTGTTAAAGGTATACCAATGCGCGGGGGTACTAACTCCCCCGCTGGACTGTTTTGGGCTACTGACTCTCTTATTCGTGTTTCCTTTAACTCTTCGGCTTCTGGTACCACTACCACAAATCAGTTTTGGAACTACGATATTATTTCTAGCCAAATCTCAATCATGTCATCTAATGCTGTGGTCGAGATGGATGGCGTGTATTGGTGGATGGGTGTTGATCGTTTTTATGCCTACAACGGTAGTGTACAAGTAGTACCTAACGATAAAAATGTAAACTGGCTATTTGACAACATTAACTATACGCAGCGCCAAAAAGTATGGGCAACTAAGGTTCCCCGTTACAATGAGATTTGGTTCTTTTATCCTAGAGGTACTGCTACAGAATGTACCGATGCTATTATCTATAATACCAAAGATAAACTCTGGTACGATTCGGGTTCTGCAGTCGGTTCACAAAGATCCTGTGGATACACCACTGAGATTTTTCCAACACCTATTTGGGCTGATTGGAACTACGCACCATCATTTAGTCAGCCATACACAGCAATAACACATCCAGCTAGTTTACCTGCACCTACTGCAGATCAAATGTATCTTTCTGGTGATGTTACTCCTGTATTTAGCCCTGGTACCATTATTACATTTGATAAGACTGCAGACTATAACTCAACATATCAAGTAAGTTCTGCTGTATTTACCATTAACACCACTATTGGTGCCCCGGGGG